TTTCCAACAACTTCTTGCGCTAAAGCTTGTGTAGGAACATTGTCATATGGCCTTAACAATTGATTTGAAGCAACAGTTTTAAATATAGTATCTGAAGTTATTTCATACACACCTGTGTTACCTAATCTTGATGTTGGAGCATAAAATCTTCCTAAATTATCATTTTTAGTAATAGAGTCTACAATATATACATTTGGGGAGTTTGACTCTTTATATAATATTTCAATTTTATTTACATCTTCTGGTATGTCAGGCGTTACAAATTGCTCTATTATAACCTTGCTTAGATTGTTAGACATTGCTGTATTATAACCTTGTTCGTTGTTCATAGAATAAGAACCAGGTAAAAAAGCTATTTCAGAAAATGGTCCAAAAGGAGAATACTCCCCGTCCGAGTATATGTATCTATAAGAAAATCTAGGAAATTTTTGCTCAAACAAAGTGTCTTTTGCTTGTTCAAAATTAACAACCCATGAAGAAAATCCTCTAGTTATGTTTGGAGCCATACCTATAATTATTGCATGCACATCTACATATCCTGTTAGTGGTTGTCCTGTTGGAGTTAAAACAGATTGAAATGGGTTTTGTGAAAAAGCGTCTCCACCAATAATCATCATTCTTACATCCCAGTCATTTGACTCTTGATACTCTTGATTAAAGTTTTGGTTTAACGAATCGTAAGTACCATCACTATCACTATCATATATTATAGAATTTGTTTCGGCAGATTTTAAATGTATAATAGTTTGATTTGCAACAAGATCAAAAGGTATTGTTGATGATGTGTTTAATATTACAAAATTAAGATAATCTCTTTGACTTCCGTCAGGATTTAAACCGTGAAAACCAGGTGATAAATCACTACCAAATTGATCTTGAAATTTAAAATTAGAAATTATGCCTGGTTGGTTAAAATTTTCTGTAGGTATTAATTGTAAGACTGGTGCTGTTTTAGGGGCTGGTTTTATAACTGTAATATGTTTTTCTTGTAAAAACTCACCACTAGGAAGTTTTGTTGATTGGTGAAAAGAGTTTGTGTGTTCTTTGCAACGATCTATATTTATTTTTTTTGGCTCTGAATAATCGTCTGTCCAAAAAAGTAAATTATCAATAATATTTATACCAGTTATAATTTTTCTAGGATCAGTATTAAAGTTTAATACTTTGTCTGTTGTGAATGTTACAATTAAATTTTCTTGAATGGTAGAACTAGTTTGTAACTGTGCAAAGTCAAGCGAGGCTATATTAGCGTTTTGCCCAGAGCCTGGAGTTAAGTTAGTGTAAATCCTAGTGTTTAAAGGGTTAATGTCAGGCACTACGCTTAAAACTTTCCACGGCCTAGTACTCGATGCTTGATATAAATTATCAGTGCCATAATTGTATATTTCAAACGTCGCGCCAGGCTTTGGTAAATAATTTGTACTTGACATTTCTCTTTCAATCATAAAAAAGATATTTTCACCAACTGGAGCAGTAGTATCTGATTGAATACCATCACCACCCCCGTTGTTTGGAGCGCCTAATATCCATTTTGTTTCAAAAATGTCAACTAAAACAGGTTTTACTACTGGGTTTGTAGGAGAAGAAAATGCGTCTGCCTCGATAATCATATCTTTTTTAGGCATTTCATTTATATGTTCAAATATAGCGTTGGAATAACCTCCATTTCCTAGTTCGTTTATTTCTCTATCTTTAACAAACCAGTAAAGCTTATTGTTTTGACCATTTGATATACTACCAATACACCTACCTGTTGATGAACCCGATGAACCAACCGTAGTTTCATATATGGAGCTTTCTGAAGATATTAATTTATTACCTAAAATATTTTGCACAGCACCAACATCAGATCCTTCTGAAGTTGATACTTGTATATTCATGGCATCTTTATATTCGCCATTAGGAACTAATCTTTCGTCAAGGTCTTTGTTCATTTTCCCCGCCGAAAAAGTGTGCTTAATATCTGGCATGCTCTAGTGTTTTATTTGCTTAGATTTACCTCTAAGTATTTGAGTTAATTCTTCTATTTTTAAATTTGATAGTCTTAGTTTCGCCTTTCTAACAGCTGCAAACTTATCTTTTTGAAATCTACGAACTATATATTCTTGCACATTAGCTCTTGTAGACATTATAGCGTATGCTATACACTTGTACATAGCTTCTTCTGCAAACTTATGCACTTGCATCTCAGCGTCTGTACCAAGACTATCACTTATATATTTTAGTATTACAGTTTTTCCAGAAATATTAGATGAAAAGTGTATTCTTCCTTGTAATTCATCAATAAAAAATATACCGTTGTCTTGTGCTCTTTCAGTATCTAAACCATATCTTTTACCTTCAGCAACCCATCTGGTGTCGCTATCGTAATCATCACCAGTTGTAACCGAGCTTTGCGATCTATATTTGTTTAAAGTATCAGAAGTTGGAAATATATTGTCTTTAGTAAATCTTAGTTCAACATCAGCAGTACCTAATAAATCATTTGTTGGGGTAGTACTTAGCGTGATTTGATTGTTTACAGTGTCTATACTAGCTATTGTAGTTCCTAATGGTATATCACTACTGCCTGTAACGAACATACCAACTTCTAAATCACCAGTAGGTAAATCATTTGACACAGGAAAAACTAAACTTAATACAGCAGAACTACTGTCAAAAGGACTAAATTGTTTGAATATAACACCTTGTTGTGTTAAAGAATTTTGATCGTATATACTATCGTTATCAGTGTCAAAGTCATAAGTTCCATCATTATTTTGTTTTATTGAAAAAGGATTTGATGACTTGCTAGTTGGTTGTATTACATGCTCAACGCCAGAAGAATCTACCCAGACTAACTTAACATAGTTAACATAGTCTTGTGGTAACACCATTGATAAATTTGCTGGCACTTCTATTTCTTGAGACTTTGTAGATTTAAAAGTATCAAAGCTAAGTTCTTGCAATGAGCGCATAGCATGAAACTGTACGTCAGCTCTTTTTATTTTACTTATTATTTTGTTTTCACCAACATATGCAATGATAAATTGATTTATAATATCTTCTAAAGAAGTAAATTGATAGTTTCCAAAACCACTGTTATTATTGTAATAATCTTGCTGCGTTGCTTGTATTAACCCCATTTATTATTTTTTTTCTTGTTGAATACTTTTTATTTCTTGTGCTTGGCCTGATTGATATAAGGTCGGGTCTTCTATTGATATACCGGCTAACGCTAAAATTTTATACACTAAATTGTTTTCTTCGGAATTGTGAAGTTCAAAATTTGCAGAATCAGTACCGTTGTACAAAGCTTTTTCTTTAACAACAATATAACTCCAATTAACTGGTGTTGGATATTTTATATATTTACAACTAACACCAGAAGTTATAGTTAAAGGGAATATTTTAATATTATTGTTTTCTCTAGTATAAATAGGTCTTGAAAAAGAAGGCGCCGCTAAAGAAGAAGACTCTAACAACAGCTGTTCGTTATGGTTGATATGTTCTACTTCAACTTTTCCTACACCACCACTAGCAGATCTATCGTATATTACCGTGCCTACAGAATAAAAATCTGTTAACGTTGATAAAGTAAAAGCATTCATAGTGTTATTAAAAGACAAGCTTGAAGTACGTCTAAAATTACTTACTTTTTCTTCTAATAAATTTAACATATCAGAGTGGTCTGTGCTATTACCGTTGACTCTACCAAACTGATTTATATCATAAAAGTATTGATCAAATATATCCATTTGTGCTTGATTAGCAAATAAATTAAACTCTTGAGGTGTTATATAACCTCTTTGCTCTTTGTTAGCTAAAGCCAAAACTCTTTGATATACTGTGTCTACACTTACCATATTTTTTTATTTTTTATAAGGAAACGCTTTGTTAAGCGCTTCTTTTCTTTTGTTACAACCACAACCTTTTTTACCAAACACGTTCTGCTTGTCTAAGTATTGTGTAAATGATTTTATACCAGTCGCTGATGTAAATTTTTCTATTGAATCTCCTAATCCTTTTGATTTCATATTTAATTATTTAGTAGTTGCAGTCGCCCCGTAGAGCGACCGCTCCTACAGTTTGATTACTTTAATTGTTTTTCTATATTTGCATATATTTCCATACCTTCGTCAGTTTTAAACCAAGCGGCTAAAGCTGAGTATGGGTGTTCGTCAAAAGGAACATTCATTAGTTTTCTATCATTAGATCCCCACGTAAAAGTTCTTTGATCTCCAGATAATTTTAATATTCCAAGCTCTGTAGCTTTAATACCAAAATTTCTAAGTTGAACATTGTCATCATTAACTAACTCTAAGAACAAACCAGGATTTCTTTTAGCATATAACAGTAAATCTCTTTTAAGTTCTTTAGAACTCATCTTAGACGCTCTAGAACCAACTTCAACTCTCATTATAGCTTCTGCCATATCAACATCCATGTTCATAGCTTCATTTAACGCTAAAACTTCCATTTCTAAATAGTCGATTTCAGATGCAGCGTTTTTCTCTGGTTTTAATTCTTCGTATATCATACCTTTGTGTGGGTGATATAAGCTTAATAGTTTTTGTAAAACTGTTTTTTCTTTTGGTACAAATAAATTTCCAGATCTAAAAACAATATGAGCTAATCTTTGATCTCCTTGCATTTCATCTACAAAAGGAGTTCTTTGATTTTCACAATACTTAAGTTCTCTTTCGTAACCTTTTTCTTCATCAAAATGATAAATATTTGCAGATTTAATAGATCTTGAAAGAGGTCTTTTATTTCCTTTTAAAAAATACATTCTGTCTTTTATTTCCCAAGCTGGTTTTACAGGTTGAGTTTTTTTAGGTTTTGGTGTTTCAACTACTGGAGTTTCAACAACAGGTACCTCTACCTCTTGTGTTTTTTGTTTTTTTGCCATAATATAATATATAATAAAATTAATAAAAAGAAAAGGACCGAGGCCGAAGCCCCGGTTCTTTAAATAAAAGTGCTTATTTTAATAACATAAAGTTATTAGCACCTTGAGTAATTAAACATCTCTCAGTTAACATGTGGATTTGCATTGCATCTAAAGCAGATGTAGCAGCACCAACAGAACCAGTAGTCCATGTTTTCATTCTTCTATCGTCAGTTTGTGAAGCTCTATATCTAACGTGTAAGAATGGTCTTTTCATACTTGCACCAACAGTTTGGTCATAAACTGAAGAAGTACCAGCAGGGATTAAGACACCTCTAATTGCATTTGCAGCATTAGCAGAATTAATACCACCTCTAGTAGCTTTGTCGTTTAAGTATCTAAAGTCAGACTTGTAAAAATCGTAAGATCCACGTCTGAAACCAGAGAAACCTAAGTTTAATGCCATATCTTCAGAGTTGTTGAATACACCATAAGACGTACCACCAGCACCGTAAGAATTCATTGAAGCTAACATATCGTCAATAGCTAAACTAGTAGCTCTATTTACGAACATCATGTTTTCTTCAATAGCACCTTGAGAATCAAACTCAGCTAAGATAGCGTCAAACTCAGCTAAATCAGTAGCAGCATTAACACCAGTTACACCAGTAGTAATGTTACCTCTGTCTTCAATAGCATCGAATAAACCTTGAGTACCAACTTTAGCACCAGCCATATTTAACTGTGTATCAGCCGTAGTGTTAGAACCATCAGTAGCACCAGGTACAGCTTCTAGCATTGACATCTCTAAGTAATCGTTAAAACGAGCTCTTGTGTCAGCTTCAGCTTTTAAGTACCATAGGTAACCAGAAGCACCACCTTCAGAAGAAACTTCAATCCAACCAATTCTAGAAGCATCAGAACCTGAAACTTCGTAGTAGTCTTTCATAATGATTGGCTTGTTAGTAAATGTTTGAACCGAAGGCTCGTTAGCACCTCTACCATCTTGAGTGTTAAAAGTACCATCAGGGTGATCGTATCTAGTACCTTTACCGTATTCAGAGCCATAAACTAATATTGTAGTTGCTAAAGCAGCTGTAGTACCAGTCAACGTAGTAGCTTCATAAGGAGCTACAGTAATTGTATCGTTAGATACAACTGTAACTAATGCTTTAACTACACCGTTAGTTGCATCAGATATAATAATAGTATCGTTTACTCTAACACCGTGGTTAATTGGACTGTTACCAGAACCAGAAATACCGTTAGTAGTATCAGAATTGTTACCATCAATATCAGATTGAATCTCAATAGTAGTTGTTGATTTTACTTCACATTTGTAAGATAAGTGTAAACGACCTTGCTCAGACCAAACAACTTGGTCAGCAGTCATCGCTTCTTCAGCCCCAACTTGTGATAAGAAACCTGAAATAGTTCTCGGTCCGAAAACTTCAGCTTCTTTTTCCATTAGGTCTGGTACGTATTGTTGTCCCCAACCTGCATTAGTTGCAGATGAAAGATCAAGATAATTTGTTTGTAATGCTTGCTGTATTGGAGCAGGCACGCTGTTTAAATTACCTCCAGGATTTGAAATCATAATTTTGTAATTTTAAATTTATTATTTATTTATTTTTAATTTTAAACTTAAAGTTAGGAGAATCATCATTGTTAAGTACTCTTACTTTTGGCCCGCTAGTATTATCGTTTGAAAACGATTGTCTAGGATCCATACTTACATTTTTGGCTTTGGCAACACTATCTTTCATAGCATCTGCTTTACCTTGTTCGTAGAAGTGCTTAGCAATAGCGTCGGGATTCATTGCTGCGTATAAAGACTTGTGATAACCTTTAGCATCTGACATTTCATTGTTTTTATTCAAGAACTTCTTGACAAAATTATTAATGTCGCTTTGTGTTTCTTTAGTCTCTTGAGCGTTCTTCACGTTAAACCTATATTTTTTATCTCCGACGTTGTATTCAAAACCTTTGAATTTATCGTTAAAAACTTGTTGAGTTTTTAATTTAAAAGTATTAGTTTGTTGATCCGCTATTTTTTGAGTTTCTTCTGACTCTTTGTTGTATCTATTAAAAAAGTTTATAGCTTTTTGTTGCTCGGTAGTTAACCTAGAACCAGCTTTAACTTCTTCATAGTATTTGGACTTCTGCCCGTCCAGGTGGGCTTTAGCGCTGGCAACTTGCTCTTTTAGCGCTATTTTTTTCTTTTTAATCTCCCTATCATCATCTTCATCTTCATTGTACGAAAAAGAATCATCTATTAAAAATTCAATTTCATCATATGTTAAGTGAGATTTTGTTTGTTTGTAGTACTCTTTAAGAACTGTCATATCATAATAACTAGAAAAGTCTTGATTAAGACGTACGTAATCTTCTAATGTACCACCAGTTTCTTCCATAAAATCTACAACTTTTTGTAAATTTTCAGGTAAAGGCTTACCAGTCTCAGCAGATTTTAACATGGCTTCTTGAGCTTGCTCAGCTAAATCTTCTGCTTGTTCTTCAACTTCTTCTTCAGTAACCTCTTCTAATACTGGAGTTTCTTGTGTTTCAGTCTCCGGTTGTACTTCTTCTTGTTTTTCTGTGGTGTCGGCATCTTCAACGAGCTCAACCACTCCGCTGTCGTCAGCGTTATCTTCTTTAATTTCCTCTGTGGTTTCATTTTTTTCTTCAGTTTTTGGTGTTGGTGGTTTATCTAAATTTACTTTAGTAACACCATCATCAGTTGGTGTTTCTTTAGACACATCTATTTTTGTAACCTCTTCGGCTACGTTTTCTACGTTTTCTTCCATAATATAATATAATAATAATTAATAATTGTTATCTAGGATCAAATGAACCTAAATCAAATCCGCCTCCTAATATATCATTACCTGCAGACTCAAAGTTTTTAGGTGGTTTATCATTATTTCTTTGATCAATAAGCTCACTTTGTTGTGAAGCTTGGATTTTTGTTCTCTCGTCTTTACGATCTTCTTTTTCTTTTTCTTTATTACTAACAGTTTGATTTTTCATACTTTCAAGCTGCATGTTCATTTGAAACTCTAATTGCATTAGTTGTTTTTTATACTCTACTTCTTGAGCTTGTTTCTGAGCGTCAAGCTGCGCTTTCATTTGTTCAAGCTGCATTTCTGTTTGCATTTTAGCTTGTTCTTTTTGTACTTCCATTTCAGCAGATGCTTGTTGAGCTTGTATATTAGCTTGTGACTGCGCTTGTATATTTTGCTGTTGTATTTGCTGATCTTTGTCTTGCTTTCTTTTTCTACGTATTTTAAGCAATTGATTTGCTAGCTTTATGTTTTTAATATTTCTAAGATCAATAGCGTCAGCAAGCTCAATTAATTGTTGTTGTAATGCCATTTGAATATTATTTTCAAGCATAGCTTTTTCTTCATCATCAGGAGTTAATTCTATAAATATACCAAAGTCATAAAGGTGTAACTCTGCCATCTCTTCTAATGTAGCGACATTATGCACTCCGATTTGCTGTATAAAAGCATCTTTAGTTGGTGAATATTCTATAATATCAGAAACTCTAAGAGATAAACACTCAGCAGTTTCAGATGTTAAATACAGCCCAGCTTGTAATATATGTCTTGTTGCAGTGTTAGAATTAGCTGCAGCTAGCTTTTGTACACCAACTAAAGCATTTTTATCAGGAGTACTACCATCTCTAGCTTCGTTGAGCCCGGTAGTGTCTCTTATCATTTGTAAATAATAATTGTAAGTTTGTATTAAACTTTGCATTTTTTGACCACCAGAACCTGATTGTATTTCTTGTATTGGTACTTTACCTGGGTTCATATCACCTTCACTTGTAAATGATCTACCAATAACAGATCCTGTTTGAAAGAACATGTTTAAGGCTTCTTGTGGGTTATAGTTTGTACCATTACCTAAGTCTATTTCAGCTAAACCATCAGCATCTAAATAAACACCGTCTGGCACCATACGTGACAGTACTTGCTGTAGTTTTAAATGAGTTAACTGTATCATGTCAGCAAAACCTGTTATACGTTGAACTAAAGATTCAATACGACCTTTGTACATACGTGGAGCTACAATACTATAATTCATTTTAACTTTAGTATAGTCGCTTTTAGGTCTCATCATGTTTTTAGCCATTTCCCATTTTAACAACTTATCTGTTCCTAAAATCATAGCACCATCATACAAACACTCTACAGATCTTTGTAGTTTTCCAAAGTTGTCTTCGTTAGGTGGGTTAAACGTATCGTCTTTTGCTAATATCTTATCAGCGCCACTACCAGTTTCTTTTACTTTGTAAACCTCGTTCATGTATGTTTTATAATTAAAATATAAAACTTGAACTTTGTTATTATCTTGCTCGCTATAACTATACCCTTGATTATAATTTGTTTTATTATAGTTTTTATCTTTGACTATATTTTCTAATTCCTCTTGAGTTAAATGTGGAAATTGTTTAACCAGTTCGTTGATAGGTATGGTTTTAACTTCACCAACATAATATATATCATCAAAATATGGTGATTCAGTATATGAGTAAACTAAATCAGCAGGATCAACATAATCAATGACAACACCTTCGGATGTGTTAAAAGAAGTTTTAACAGCGCCAATACCTAAAACGGTAAGATCATAGTAAAAACGTTTTTTAATTAACTCGTAGTTGTTGCCTTCCATTAAAACATTAAGAGCTTGTTCTTCCGCTAACTCAACTGATTGTTTGTAGCTAAGCTGCATGTGTAAATCTAACTCTTCTTGAGATTGAGGTAGTGTTTCTTTATCATTTTCGTACATACCAACGCCAAAAGCTTCTTCAACATAATTATTAAACTCTTGAGTTCTCATGTCGTTTAATATAGAATCCATATACTCTGTACGTTTTGCAACACCAAAAGGATCTTGCGAGTATGCTTTTATATCGTAAGTTCTTTCAGCAATACCGTTAACCACTATGTCAACAAATTTAGGTATAATAGGTACTGGTTTCCAGTCTAAATTAAGATAGGACAAATCACCATTTATAGATAACTCGTCCTTGTACTTTTGTATTGATTGCTCACCTCTAGCGTATAACCTTAAGTCATTAAAATTGTTGTGATTTGTTCTGTATCTACTACTACCTCTTTCAGTATGAAACCACTCAGCTTGAATAGCTTTAGCTACTTTCAAACCATAATCATAGCTCATCTTTTCTATGTCGCTAACGACTTGAGATGGAAAATAACTTTTTACAATCATATTTCTTTTTTAATTAGTTTTGATGTATTGCCTTTGTTTTCATATTTAGCAATATTTATATTTAGTTTTGGTTTTTGTACTGGGGCGTTAGGCCTATACAAATGTCTATTGTTTGCCATAATTGCTAAACCAGAACTAATAGATGCATCGTGCTTTGTTCTTTTGTTTATATCAAATTTAGCCCAGTCATTTAATAGTTCGTTAAAATAACAACTGCCAAACGTACCTTCTTTGTTTATACCTACGTGATCTTGTATATACATTTCAATAGCAGCAGCATGAGCTTGTTTTATATCTTCACTTGAGTTGGGTATTCCACCAACTTCTTTTTCTGCAGTAGACAATTTGTTCCATATTTTATCAGGCCTGTTCATACTAAAACCTCTATAACCTCTACGTCTCAAATAATATAGTAAACGAGGTTTGTTGTTTTCTGCAAGTAAAGGCATTCCATAA